ATGGCACGGAAGAAACGCGGATTCGGCACCGTCGACCAGCTGCCCTCTGGCAAATGGCGCGCCCGCTACACCGGCCCCGATGGCCAACAGCATAAGGGCCCCCAGACCTGGTTCGATGAGGGCGACGCACTGTCCTGGATCCGTGATGAGCAAAAGCTCATCGAGTTCGACGAGTGGAGCCCACCCGCTACCCGCATGACCCGCCGAGAAGACCTTGCACGCACCGTCGGCTCCTGGATCCTCGAATGGCTCGACCTCCGCTCCCGCGGCACCAACCCACTCGCACAATCCACCCTCGATGACTACCGGCGCACCCTCGACGCCCGTGTCCTCAAAGTCACCGGCAGAGCCGCCCGCCTCCGTGACATCCCCCTGCTCAAGGTCACGCGCCGAGATGTGGCCACATGGTGGGATGACATCAACCGGCAGTTCGACAGTCCGCCTTACAACCGCAACGCCTACGCCCGCCTCCGCACAGCCATCCAGGCCGCCGTTGACCGCGACATCATCCCCGGCAACGTCGTCTCCGTCCCCGACGCCAAGAGCCGCCCGAAGCCCAAGCGCAAGCAACTCCCGGACGGCGAGATCATGCAAGCCATTGTCGACCAGCTCGACCACACTGTTCCCCGCGTCGACGGCCGCCACAAACTCATCGCCATCCTCACCTTCTTCCACGGCATGCGCATCGGCGAAGCCCTCGGCCTACGCAGAGAGCACATCATCGACACCGGTGACACCATCTCCATCCGTGTTACCGGCAACGCCTACCGTCGCCCAGGCAAAGGCATGGCCCTCAAAGACACCGCCAAAACCGACGCCGGCACCCGCACCGTCCCCGTGTTCCCACACTTCCACAACGATCTCCGCTACCACCTCGATCACTTCACCCCACCACACCCCACCGCCCAACTCTTCCTCTCCGCCCACGGCCAACTCATCCTCGACACCAGCTACCGCAGCATCCTCCACCGCGCCAAGATCCGCGCCGGGATGGAGGATGTCGAGATCACCCCGCATTACGGACGGGTGTGGTTGATTACGACACTCGCAGAGCTTGGGATGGTTCCGCCGGCTATCGGTGAGATCCTTGGCCAGGTTGATTTGAAGACCATCACGGAGATCTACATGCGATCGACGGAAGCCAAGCGCAATGAGATTCTTGGCCAGGTGAATGCTGCGCTCACATCATCGCCGGTAGAGGTGGGGGACCTGGATAAGAAGCGTGCCGAGAAGAGAAAAACCAGCAGCGGGGAGGCTGCCGGATAAGTTCAGGATTTATTTGGGGAGAGCGACCTTTTGGTTATCGGAGAGGCGATGAGCAGAGATTGTTTGTCCGGCCCCATGAGGAGTCAGCTTGACGTGAAAGCGTAGGGGGTCTGAGGCGTTCTCGATTAGATCGACGATGTGGGGGATGGCGATGCTATAGGAGGCAACCACGACGGCAAGTGATCGGGGACCACGCGCGGCGGGTTCTTTATGCCCGATCCACGATAGGCCCGATTCCTTGAGGGCTTGCAGTTCGTCGTCTCGTTTTAGTTGCGCTCGGTCTCGGGTGATAAAGGCATCGAAACCTTCGCCGGGAAGTTTAGCAAAGAGCTCAATGTCACTATCGTTGCGTAATCCTAGTGAACGGACATGAACAAATTCATGGGTGGGGAAGAGCAGATCCCAGGAGTTGCTAAGGGCGGGGGATTCGTTAGCGTCGATGGCGAACTTCAAGCGACCCACCCCTCGCCGCGTTCAACCTGGTGGTAGAAATCCAGGGCGTCTTTGGCATCAGCAGCAGTGACGTCGGGGAAGTAGAGTTCGACGTCTTTGGGCCTGACTTCACCGTCGTAAATGAGATTCGCGATGGTGTCGTAGGCTACGCGCGTTCCTCGGATGGTAGGGAAACCGCCGAGTTTCCCTTCATTGACTTCGAGCCGCTTGCGGGGATGGAGAAGGTCTACGACGTCTCCCTTGTTGGAGGGATGGCGGAAACCCTTGAGAACATCGTCGAGGTTGGTGATGATTTTCTGGCCGCGTTCGCGCAGCAGGTCGGTCGCGTTTTTCCCATCATCTTCGACGAGGAACACCGAGGTGCCGTCGCTGGTCAGCGTGTAGGTCGAAGGGTGTTCGGTGAGACTGAGTTCACGGAGGTTGGTCAGCGCTTTCCTGATGGCCTGCAGGGAGTGATCAGACCTCAGCTTGATGAAGGTTCGGAGCGCGACGATGTCTCTGAACGACCAGAGGAAGCCTTCAATCCGGTCGGTACTGATTTCGGGGCTAAGCAATCCCTTTTTGTTCCAACTGTAGAGCTGATGTTTTGTGGCACCGGAGAGCGCGACGGTGAGTTCAATTGGAAAAGCCATGTGGTTCACCTCCTAATGGTGGCCTACCACCATTATTCAGGGTCGGCCGTCCACACGTCCAGACCCTGGGCGTGTTGATGTAATTACGTTGCTAGTACTTTACCGCAATGATGGGCGGTTGCGGGCACTTTCGGGTAGTTGCGGGGGCCGACTATTGGTTGGGCGACATGGTCTCTAACCTGATCTCACTGAGTTCGCAGCCGAGGATGGCCACGGCCAGGTGCTTGAGACGCTCGGGTGTCAGAGGCATCTGTAGCTCTCCCAGGATCTGGGTGGCGATGTCAACCTCGTCGCCGATGAAAGCGTGATCAGGGGTCCTCAAGATCATCACGGATGTCTCTACCTCCAACGTGCGCGGTTTTCGCCTGCATCGTAGGTGCAGGTCATTTGGAGCCCCGTGGTGGTGTAACCGATTGCTCCCTGCTCTATATTTTTGCAGAATGCGCCAGCGGTTACTGTGCGCCCAACCGGTGCAGGAGCTGGTGCAGGAGCTGGTGCAGGAGCTGGTGCTGGTGCAGGAGCTGGTGCAGGAGGTTGCTCCACTACCGGGGCCGGAGCTGGGACCGGTGCAGGTGGCTCCTCGACGACGGGCGCAGGGGCTGGTGGTGGATCCTGCGGCAGATCGACGAGGCCCTGTTGAACGGCTGGCTGCTCAGACACTGTAGTGCTGGAAGGCACACTGGAGTTCGTTGACGTCGTTGACGTCGTTGGTTCAGTCGAGCGTGTAGTCGACGCCCTGGACGTAGTCGTCGCTGAAGAGGTGGTGGAAGTCGTAGTCGCGACTGACGTCGTCGGCGAGGTGGTGGTCTCAGCGGTGGTGTCCGAAGCTGGTAGTGCCACGCTTCCGGCTATGAACGCGGCTACCGACGCGGTGGCCACCGTGCCCCAACGCCGTTTAGATGGCCCCGCGCCCTTCTTATCCTGAGCAGTGCACCACAACCACCACGCACCGGGTGCGATGAAGGCCAGGGCAATGAGGATTCCCGCGAGTACATCTCCCGCCATCAAGGAACCTAGTAAGAAGATGATGCCGATGGCGATGCCTGCCCAGGCGAGGACAGTCTTGATGACTGATGGTCGACGGTTCATTTCCCCTGCACTTCCACGATGTGTTTTCCCTGTGATGCGGGTTGGTTTTTCGTGTGATCGTACAGCAGATGAGCGACTTTGGCGGGCAGTTACGGGGGAGTGGGGGTGAGACGGGAGAAGGTTTTACTTAGTTCTGGGCTTCCCACGCTGCCCGATACGCCCCGTTTTCACGCGCCGGGCCATTGTCATGAAGATGCATCTGGAAGTTGCTGTCACGCAGGATGTTCTCCACACCATCCGGGTTGGCAGAGGAGGCGTTGACTCCCATCTCGGACACGGTTGTACCGATAGGGCTGGATTGAACCTCGACCGCTAGGTCCTCTGCAATTGCGCGGAGATCGTCACCCTCCGCTGGGGAGCAGACCGCGAAGAACACTGTAACCATTTCTTCGTTGTCTCTATCGGTCCCAATGTTTGTGAATTGGACATGCCCCTGCTCGGGAATGTCTACAGCGTCAACAGCCTGTTGAAGCTCCGGGTCGATATCAGGTTCTCCTGTGCAGAACTCTTGGTAGTTGTCCGTTTCCATCCAAGCGAGGGTCTCTGCCTCATCCAAAGCTTCTTCAGGGGATGGATCTAGCTCTTCGGCTGGAGGAACTTCTGCTGCGGAAGAAGGTGAAGTGGGGGTGTCCCCGGCAGTTGTGACACTTTCATCGTCCTCGGTTGCAATGGAGCTGATGCCACCGATAACAATCAGCGTCCCGACAACGGCTAGGGCAATCTTGGAGCCTTTTTTCATTTCTCAACCTTAGTTCAGTAAATTCAGTGTGGTTCCTGAGATATTACTGGCGAAGGTGATTACGCGCTGATGTTTAGTGGCGGGTTAGAAATCACTCGGAAAGTAGACAACTCCACTGTTGACTAGTTCGACCAGCCTCATGAAGGCGCATCCATGTGGATAAAAGGTGCGGAGTAATCCCAATTTCAGCGGCAATTGCGGACGGTTGACCCTCGCAACTCTCTGCTGCAGTTTCAACATCGTCTACTGTAACCAGCTTCATCGCCGCCCATTCATCAGCCAGGCGTTCGGCACCAGGTGTGGAGCAGTCATGTCCATAGTGCTCATGACCGAGTTCATGGGCGATGGCGCATCGGCGTGTAACGGCATCAAGGCCCCATCTCACAAAAATTTTCCCTGAGGGGTGGTAGACGGCGTTGAGATGACGCCCAAGTTTGCCCGTTTCGACGAGTTCCACGTCGGCGGCATCGATAAGTTCGGTTAACCGTCGATCAATATTGCTCACGTCAGTTCCTATGTCCAGGTCTCATCAAGGGGCTCTGTAGATTCCTGCGCTGCAAATTTTTCGGTGCCGGCGTTGATTCCATCAAGAATTGCATCGTCATCATCGTATGCATTGCCTTGGGCATCGGGGACATCTTTTTGTTCAATACGGCTCGGTAGTTCATGGATCTCTGCGCCAGCCCGGCCTGCGAAGAATCGAGCATCGAATGTTCCTTCAAATAATCCAGATGCATTAACTCGCTTAACCAAACTTTCTAGTAATTCAGAGACTCCGGCTTCCTCCAGAGCGCTTTTTAGGGGGATGCGGGTATCTGAAACGTCTTCAGGGGACAAAAATCCGAGCTCCACAAGTGCATCTATGGGAGACACCCCGTAGGCCTTCGCAATTTTGATGACATTATCCGCTGTCGTTTTTCCACGCTGGGCATGTCTGATCAAGGTGGGACCAGCCAGTCCCGAGTGATTTGCGGCCAATGTGGGCGTGGGAGAACCAGGCAACGAATTAAGCCATTCAATGAAGTTCATAACTACATTATGTAGTTCATTTCAACTCCAGTCAATACAAAATGTTCCGCAGGCATTGACAGGATGAAGCCTCAAGTACATAATGAATCTACCGCTACGTAATGTACTTGGAGGTTCGAAATGAAAGAAGTTCAAATCAAACCGGGGGCCCTTGATGAGATCGCCAACATGATCGATGCGAAGTCTGATGCGGATCTCGCAGGATTCCTCGGCATTACCGAGAAACAACTGGAGAGTCTCCGGTATGGCGCTGGGCTCGACATCCTCCAGGCGGCGGAAATTGTTAAGCGTCGAGAAGCCCACATCAGAGCAGCCGAGCTGTTAAACAGGCCTGCCGCGTGATCGCGCCGGGAGAGGAAATGATGAACATTCGATTGAAGAAGTTTCCAGAGAAGACCACTGACTTTCTCGGCCGTGGCCGTGTGATCACCGTCGGGGATGTCGAAATTAAGTGGGATGCCGGCATCTGCGCATGGGAGTGCAGCTTGCCAGGTGTCGGCCTGATGAGGTCGTACCTGATCGGACGTGTCGTCGATGGCGAGGTGCTTGTCACCGAGAACCTCCTCCACGACCGCCCGGCCCAAGGCCCGTTGGCTACCCGGGCGACGGCCGTCCTCGAGGGACTGCTCGCAGCCGGTGAGGATCTCGGCCAGTGGGAGAGGTGCGAGTGATGCCGAATCTGGAAAGCAGGTTAGGGGAAGAAAAAACCCGTCCAGGACGGCAAATCTCGGGACGGGGAATCCAAGAAAAGAAAGGATCTGACATGCATGTTACCACGAAGGCTGTCCGCGCTCTTGATGCGGACAAGCTGCAAGCACTCATCGATGAGGGGTTCACCTTCGTCACGACTCGGTTCAACCAGGCGATCTCGGAGATCGTCGTTGTGCGGGGTTCCACGGTTGATGTCCAGTTCCCGGAGACCGCTTATGCAACTCCGGTGCGTATCGACACGATTACCGCGGTTCATAAGCCAGAGCTCGATGATGACGAGGAGGCAGCGTAATGGGATGGGTCCGGAAAGACGCGCTCTTAAAATGGGCGGTCGTCGAGGAGACAACCGCAAGGGTGATCGTTGGTCATAGGCGGTATAAGGCTTCAGTCAAGTTCCTTTTCCTCGGGGAAGTAGATGTCATTGCTATAGACCTCTACAAACCGGTAACCCTTCCGGTTTCCGCTGTGGAAGAAATTAACGAACTCGTCGTACTCATCGTCCGTCATGTGCTTCGAGATCTCGGGGTGTCGAGGGGTGGGGACTATGAACCTCACGTCAGAGTCAAGCTCAACCCAGATTCGAGGCGCTCCCTCAACGACAAGAATAAACGGTACTCCGTCCTCCTGGAGCTGGTTCCAGCATCCGTAGATGAAGGTGTAAGCCCAGTTGTACATCTCGCGCTGGTGTCCGTTGACTTCAAGAATCCACGATTCATGCATGTCCAGAGGATACGACGCAGGCTTCTCAAGCGCAGGCTAATACGAAAAGACCGAGCAAATAAGAGGAATGCAGTCCACGAGCCGGGCCAGATGAAGGATATGCCATGACCACCCCATCACGTCACCTGACAACCGAAGAGGCCTGTGACCTCCTGCGTGTTGATGCCTCCACCTTGAGGCGGTACGCCCGTGAGGGGAAGTTCTCCCGGATCCGGCTTAGCCCTCGGAAGGTGCTCTACATCCGGGATGAGATCGAGGCGTACATCGATGCCCGCACCATCCATGCGCAGCCCCTGGCGGGGAAGCGGAGGGCCGGTCGATGATCACTCTGCTCAATTTCCATGATCACCAGGTTCGTGTGGTCCAGGTCGCTGGCGAGCCACAGTGGGTGGCTGCTGATATTGCTGCCGTCCTGGGGCTGGGTAGGACGCATGACATGGTTCGCTCTCTTGATGAGGACGAAAGGGGTGCGGTTACTATCCGCACCCCTTCCGGGGAGCAAGAGATGACTGTCATTACTGAGTCTGGTCTTTATTCTTGCATCCTCAGGTCTAGGAAGCCGGAGGCGAAGGAGTTCAAGCGGTGGGTGACCCGGGAGGTGTTGCCGTCGATTAGGCGTCACGGTGGGTATCTCACGGATCCGAAGATCGAGGAGATCCTCACCGACCCGGACACCATCATCAAGCTGGCCACCGACCTGAAGCAGGAACGAGCCCGTCGACTGGAGCTGGAACAGCCGGCCAGGTCGTGGGAGCAGCTGGCGGATGCTGCTGGTGATTACTCCGTGGCCACCGCGGCGAAAGTGTTGTCCAGGGACCCCTCCATCAAGATCGGGCGCGACCGGCTGTTCGCCGAGATGGCCTCTGCTGGGTGGGTGTTTCGTTCCAAGGCTCGTCGTGGGCCGTGGGAGGCATCCCAGAAGAAAGCGGTGGACACCGGCCGGCTGGTGCACAAACTCGGGCGCCCGTTCTTCAACGAACGCACCGAGGAGTGGGAGCAACCCGCCCCGACGATCCGGGTGACCCCGAAGGGTCTGCTGGATCTCCACCGGCTTCTTGGTGGCGCGGATCAGATCGCTTTATTCAACGTGCCCCAGGAGGCCCAGTGACTACATCATCGAGACCCGGCCGGCACCGTCGGCCTCAACCACCGACCTGGGCGGGTATCGCCCCACTCCGGTGGCACCTCATCACCATTCTTATCATCCTGCTTGTACTGACCTTGGGAGGTCTGCTGTGACCAATTCACATGATCGCGTCGAACTGCTCGAAGAAGTTGTCGACGCCTCCACCCTTCTACTTTCCTTCTTCGCTGCCGAACGCATCGAGATGAAGTCCACCATCGGGATACCCCGCTACCCGCTGATCGATGATGATCCCTCAACTGTGGAACTGTCGTTGACAGAACAGTTCCTCTCCGAAGGCTTGAAGGTATCCGAAGAGCGGTTAAGGCAGTCAGAGGCCAAGTGTGAAGCCGCCGAGCGGAACGTAGCCACCCTTCAGAAAGCCGTGAAAGACCACGCCAAACAGGAGCAGGTCGCCGAGGAGAAGATCGCCTGGCTGGAAAAGGAGCTTGAGCGTCTTCGGCAGGAAGGTGCTTCGACCAACCTTGATCTGATCAAGATGCAGACCAACGAGATCGACAATCTCCGTAAGGATCTGGCTGATGCCAAGAAGGACTCTAAGACTCAGGCCACTTCATCGTCCTCGCGAGTCGAGGAGCTCGAAGCAGCCCTCAAGCTCAGCAGGGACCTCCAGGCCGAGGCCACCACCGACCTCGAGCAGACCCGCGCCGCACTCGTCACCGCGCGCCGGGAGGCTGACGAGTCCGCGCAGAAGGTGGAGGAGCTGACGCGTCAGCTGTCCTCTTATCAAAGCGACTTCGTGGAGCGGGATAATCAGCTCTCCGCTATGGAAGGCCGTCTCTTCCGTGAGGTGGAGCAGTTGCAGGATAAGCAACGCAAGATCCATGTGCACTTAACGCGAGCTCTCAGGAAATTTGAGGACGATCCGAACATGACGATCCGGGCTATCGACTCAGCCTTAAAGCTCGCTGGGAAGGCATCATGAGTGACGTTATGGTCTTGTATGTGCTGTTGCTGGTGCTCACGGCCTGTTTCTGCGTGATCATTTTCTGGCTGACGGAGTGGGTGATTCGGCTCCGGAAAGCGAATGAGGAGATGGATGCCGACCTCTGTGATGCGGAGGAGCAGCTCCATGAGCATGTGGGGATTCTTCGCGATCTGGAGATCATGCGTCGCAAGCTCGAATCGGTGCCCGCCAGGATCACGGCCTTGGAGGCCCGTAACCGGGTCGTGGCTGCGGAGGGAGGTGAAGACGATGTCGTCTATGTCAGCGGGTGAGTATCCAAGCTCTGTTGTTGATGACGCGATCTTTGAGTGTGTGGAGAAGATCAGCGGGGTGTGGGAGGCTGCCGGCCTGAATGCGGAATCAGAGGCCGAGATCCTCACACAAGAGCTTCACACCGCGGTGTCAGATGCATTCGAGCGTCTGTTATTCCGCCGGGGTGTGGCGATTGATCGGCTCAAGCGGGGATCGGGACGCTGATGGCCTCGGTGCGTCAACTCCTGGACCCCAGCGGGAAACGCCTCATCCGCCTCGCTGTGGCACCCCTTGACAGTGGCCGGTTGATTGCCCTGGGGGACCTCAATGACCTGATCAAGATCCCGGTGTGGACCACCGTCATGCGGATCCACGTGGCCAACACCCCGTTGATCCACCGGCAGAGGTTCATTCACGTTGTCACTCTCCGGGAGTGGGTGCGGCAGTTAGCCGGCCGGGATCACAAGAAATCAGCTGGTGAGCTCGAACGGTTCATCGACTGGATTGTCACCGTCGACCTATAAGGAGGGAAGAAAATGGCGGAGCATTTCTGCAAGTTCTGCGGCGCACCGATCCGGTGGGCCCGCACCCCGGCCGGGCGCATGATTCCCCTTGAGGATTCTTCCGATCAGGCCAAGGGGACGTTCGCGCTCCGGGTGGTGGATCTCCCAGATGGTACCGCCAAGCGTATGGCTGTGGGATTGACCCGCCATGAACGTATTGAGGCCGATGCCGACGGGGAACTGTTGTTTCAGGCACACCGGGCGACCTGTGGGGAGGAACGCACTGGGACGGCCATTCCACCTGAGATCCGCGAGAAAGCGAACCTCGTGATTGCTCGATATCAAAGGAGTTCGCGATGAAAATTTCCCCAACTTCATCCGATATTGATGCAGCTAACCGGTGGTGGGATGAGCAGAAGGATCAGCGCAAGGTCACCTTGCATAAGTGGATGTGTGGAGAGAAAGGGTTTCTCCATCCGGAGATACCTGGACAGCTTGAACTTTTAGAAGGAGAACCTTAATGGCAACGATGATGAGGCAGTCGAAGATTATTTGTTATCACGATGAGCTCCAGGCGGCGTTGAGCGCGGCGTTGAAGGTCGCGGATAAGAAGAACTTCGGTTCGATCCAGTTTCGACCAATTCCAGAAGATGAGGTCATTCAGATTTCGGCACTTAATCCCACCTCGACTTTTATGGCCACGGTGCCTACAGAGATGTGCGATGTGGTCGAGGGGCGCGATGAGATCTTTGAGTGTCTCTTGTCCGAGGCCAGCGTGATGGCTCGGTTCCCGGTCAAGATGCCTAAAGGGTCTGATGGGGAAGTTCCGAAGGCTGGGCTGATTATCGCGGAATCGTGGATCCAGATTACTGATGAGACTGGTCTGGGTGTCGGTATTCGCCATACCCGGATTAGGCGCAATAGTGAGGTGGAGCTCCCGGGCACTCCGGCCCGCACCATTGAGTCGGCACTGGATGCGCAGGAGGACACGGGCGCGATGCTGTATCCCGCCCAGACCGCGTTGGTCGGCAAGGTAGCGGAGATCATGGGGCAAAAGCACCGTATCCGGTGTGTGGCATCCCCTGACGGTGTGCTGTCGCGGGTGCTGCTGACGGGCACGATGTACGGGCTGACGGTCACAGAGGGGCAGGAGCAGACCTCCGAGGACAGTGCTCCAGATGATAAGCCTCTGTCGTTTGATGACGCCGAGCCCCAGGACTACGACGTGCCCATGTTCGACGTCGACGAGGAGGAGGACACCGACACCACCCCAGCACCAGCTCCAGGGCTACGGATTGTGGGTGCCCGACCTATGGGCGGTGCGTCATGAGCTTGATCGTGGAGATGTCTCCGGAGCGACGTGCAGCCCACGAGGCACTCCTGGAGGGCATTGGTATTTGCCAGCAGGCAGAGTACCGACGTAAGCCGGGCGCCCCGGGCTTGTGGGACTCCATGCATGGGCGGGAGGCCTGGGAAGACGTGCAAAAGCGCCACCGTGAGGCGCGCATCCTTTGCCGGAAGTGCCCTCTGCTGGCCGCATGTGAACAGGCCCTGTCTGATTACGAGAAGCACAGCGAGGGTGTCGATGGAGTGATGGCAGCCAGATATAGCGATGTCAGCTATTCCAGCAATGCTCGAGAGCGGCAGACGCACTGCGCCGGGTGCCAGGTCAGGCTGCATCGCCAGGGTTCAACCCGCACGGTACCGGACAGCCACCGACGCCACGTCGGGGAAGGTCTCTGCAGCGAGTGCTATCCGCAGTTCGCTACCCACTCCCCAGATCGGAGGACAGCAGCATGACACACGCCCCTATCAAGGACCTTCGGGAGTTCTGGAGAGACCTACTTCAACGGTTCCAGCCAGTGGTCGAGGCATGGAAAGAAGCGATAGAAAAGTTCCGGGAGGGACTCGATGAGATCGAAGAGGCCCTGACCACCTATCAGGAACGGGAGAAAAAACGTGCATATGAACACATGATTACCCCACCTCTTGACCACACTCTTGCACAGGTCACCCACACCAGATCCAAGCCACCCCGCCCGCACCGCACCTACAGGAGACGAACACCATGACCAAGTATCAAGGCACGGGCAGAGTCGAGAAGATCGACTGGGAAGCGCCTGCCCGCTACAGCAATCCTCATGCAGTTGCTGCCCTCATCGCGATACCAGCTGCAGAGTTCGCCGGGCTGGACATAACCCGTCCCTTCACCATCACCCAAGAGGATGAAGAGGACACCGACGATGACTAACCACATGACAACCCACCACTAGTAAGTAACCCAAACCAGAGGAAGGAGTACCCACATGGCATGGCTGCGCATCGGCGACAACGTCGCCACGCACCCGAAGATGTCTCTCCTCCTCGAGGCATGCGAATTCGACCACTCCCTGAAAAATGAATCCTTTGGACTCATGGTCTCCCTCGCCGCGGTCTCAGCAGCCCACCTCACCGACTTCATGGTCGGCCCCGGCCTCGTCGCACAGTTCGCGCCGGGCAGAGAGAAGGTGCTGATCGATATCCTCGTCTCCGCCGGGCTCCTGGAGCGCGTCAAAGTGGACGAGCGGTGGATGTACAAGCTGTATAACGATGAAGAGTTCATCCACATGCGCACCAAAGCGGAAGTGGAAATCGACCGGGCTCGCAAGCGCGACAGCCGACGCCACGACCTAATCATTCCCGTCAGGGTCCGCGACGGCGACCAGTGCCGCTGGTGCGGCAAGACGGTGTCCTGGGAGGACCGGAAATCTGCTCGCGCGGCCACCATTGACAGCCTCACCAGTCACCGCGAGAGTACCGTCGAGACCCTCGTCGTGGCCTGCAATGGTTGCAACTCAGCCGGCCATGAAGGCAAGGAACGCACACCCCGCCCAGCACCCACACCCCAGGAGGTCTACTACTCACCAAAGACAATCGCGTGGATCAACAACACCGACTACGCGCAAGAAAACGGTATTCACCTAACCGATCGGCAGACTCGCCTGGACATCCCAGCAGCGCCGGCAGCAACCACGGTCAAGGCAGCAGCACATAGCGCAGCGCCGGGAGGTGGATCAGCAGGTATGGCAGCAGACAGTCCTCAGGAGAGCAGCGCCCATGTGGCAGCAGCGCCTGAACGATGTGGAGCGCCGACAGCTGATCACTCCACGGCAGCAGCATATGGAGCAGCGCCAGACCGCTATCGCAACCAGGCAGCAGCGGGACAAGACCCATGGGAGGACGCCCCGGACTGGGTGACGCAACCGGCAGAGAAGGTTCTCGGCAGGGCAACCGCGCCAGGAGGTGGATCAGTAGGTATGGCAGCAGACAGTCCTCAGGAGAGCAGCGCCCATGTGGCAGCAACGCCTGAGGGACGTGGAGCGCCGACAGCTGATCACCCCACGGCAGCGGCGCCGCCGGGCGCCCTACCCAAAGGTAACGATTCGGTAAAACCTAGACCGGATCTAGATCAGGTGGGTGACAGACCTGGATTGTCCGGGTCGGGACGGGTCGGGTCGGATAGGGCAGGACAGGTGTCGGTTTCTGGTTCTCGCCGTAGGAGAGGCCGTCGTGGAGGAAAGCGGAAGTCGTAATGGATGATCAGTTGTTGACTATGTTTAGTCATTCTTTGTTTGACCTGGAGAGTTATTCCCCTTTATTGGATGAGCTGCTCTTTCCTCGTCAGCCTGCTGCAGGTGAGAATGCGGGTAAGGCTGTGGCGGTGAAGGGGTCGAAGGTGCCGTTGTCGACGTCGATTCTTGATCTGAAGATTGAGTGTGAGGTGTTGTTGGCGCGGTGGTGTTCCACGGTGTCGCAGTTTGCTGATGTGGGGCAACCTCCGGGTGATCGTGCTATTCATGTCCGGGCGGCGTGGTTGCAGCAGCAGCTATTCGTCATTGATGAGATGCCGTGGGGTGAGATGTGCGCGGAGGAGGTCATTGCGTCTTCGAGGTTAGTTCGGGATGTCGTGGTGGACCCGCGGGAATGGGATGACCCGAAGCCAATTGAGATTGGTTCGTGTAGAGAGATCGTGAGTTGGGCTCGGCACCTGGGGGCGCAGGTGTCTAGGTCAACAGTGCAGCGGTGGATTGACCGAGGAGAGATACCTTCCGAGATTGCGCCGGATGGTCGTGTCCTTATATCGCTGGCCAATGTGCTGGACCACGCGCGAGCAGGACTTCTTGAGAGTGGGCCACCCCGTGCTGTAAGCTGACGCTCGATAGATCCAACCCCGAAGTTGCCTGGCAACTCTCGGGGTTTTGTCGTGTCTGGAGGTGGTCATCATCCTCACGGTCGTGACAGGTGCTCCAGCGGCGGGGAAGTCCACGTGGGTGGCCACCGTCGCGAAGCCGGGTGATCTACGGTTTGATTCTGATGCGCTGACCAACACCCTGACGGGTAAGCCTCCGGCGAAGCATTCGCATGCGGCTGCGGTGAAGAAGGTGTCGAAGTCCGCTCGTGAGGCGGGTATTGAAGAAGCATTGAAGTTGGTGGCCACGCGCGATGTGTGGATCATTCACTCGAATCTCTCGGCTGAACTCGAGCGGAAGTACCGGGCATATGGTGCTCGGTTTGTGGTGATTGACCCCGGTGAGGCTGTGGCCTTGGAACGGTGTGCTGCTGGTCGCCCTGGGTATCGGAAGAATCAGGTGGCCTCCTGGTACGCGCGTCGGCATTCGTGGCCACATGATGCGGAGATCATCACCAGCTTTGATCCGGCCACCGCGGGCGTCGACGAGGATGATATTGAGGTATCGGGAGGCCGGGCCACGTTACATGTGGTCACGGGCCCACCTGCTGCTGGGAAGTCCACCTTCGTCCGTGAGCATGCCCGGCTAGGGGATGTGGTCCTAGACTACGACCTGCTGGCCAACGCGCTGGCGGGGGAACCTGCTGACAACCATGAGCACACCAGGCAGATCAAGGCGGTGACCAAGGCGGCCAGGCTCGCAGCCCTGGAGGCAGCGATGAAGCAGGACATCACCGTCTGGCTGATTCACTCAACCCCGGCCGCCTCGACCTTGTCTCGCTACGAGTCGATGGGCGCCACGGTCCATGTGGTCGACCCGGGTAAGGACGTGGTGATGAAGCGGGTCAAGCAGATGCGGCCACGGGTGATGCTGCCGGTGGCGGCTGCCTGGTACGACAAGCAGCCGGCGGTGGCCACGCCGAAGACCACGACCGAGCGTGGCCTTGGGTGGGATCATCAGAAGCAACGCGCGAACCTCGTCGCGGTCCATGTTGATGGCACACCGTGTTGGTGGTGTGGCCGGCCGATGTTCTACGACAAGACCCGCAACTTCGATGGTCTGCCGCTGGCTGCTGACCATGAGGATGCCCGAGCAAACGGCGGGGACCGCGCTAACCGCCTCTTACACTTCTCCTGCAACTCCTCACGGCAAGCAGGGGCCCGCGACGACCAACGACCAGCCCTGAACCACTCTGAACCGCCTACGGAGCCCACAGCGCCACCACAGGCCACGCCGGCGGCGTCGGTGTTCGCCTGGCCAGACCTTGAGCCGTCTCGCGCCGGGCCCTAGGTCAAATATCTGGCGGTATACGTGCTGACCCTTCCTCGGCCGCCAGTCAGCCCATTTTTGTGAGTCCTGAAACTGAGAGCGTGCCCACTGCCAGATAGGAGCCATGATGACTGAACAACCCCCAATTGCCCATGAATCCCTTGGCGCTGGTGCCGATGTCGGGATGGGGCAGGGGCTCCGAGCTCCTGGGCGCGCGGTCTATGAAGCCCTTGTCCAACCGGGCATGGACTTAGCGGACATCGCCCTGTGTGAGGAAGCCGGCCGTCAGCGTGATCGGCTCGATCAACTGCAGAAGATCATCTCAGGTGATGAAGCAACCTGGGCAACCATCGTCGAAAGCTCCGGCGGGACACTCACGCTGCGTATCGACAGCGCAGTCGCGGAAGCCCGCCAGAGCCTCACCGTGTTTCGCCAGCTCATTGGATCGATCAAAGCGAGGTGGACGGATGCCTACATCACAGCGGATGCAGATGTTCTCGATGGGTTTGGAGAAGTGGCCTACGCTGACGGGCCGCCAGGAACCTGAGATCCTTGTCATGGCCGACGGCGATGACCGTGAGGGCCGTGAGGTTGTAGAGCTGGGCCGTCGCGCCGGGTCATCATTGCTGCCGTGGCAGTGCGGCAATGTCATCGGGATCTCGTTGAAGACTCCGGCCGGCACGTGGGTGCATCAGACCTGCATCCTGATTGTGCCGCGTCAGAACGGTAAGTCAGAGATTCTGGTCGACATCATCTTGCACCGGGTGTTTGTCCAGGACGAGACGATCTTGTACACCGCCCATGAGTGGAAGTCCGCGCAACCCATTGCGGAGCGTCTGATCAAGATGATCGAGATGCGTCCCTCGCTGGCCAAGCGGGTGAAAAAGATCCTCAACTCCCAGGGTGAAGCCAAGATCATTCTCAAGGGACCACGAGATCCGAAACGTCCCAAGCTGGATTCCAAGGGCAACCCGAAGGCCGGCCAGGTTGTTTTCCGTACACGCTCACCGAAGGCAGGCCGTGGCCTGGACGAGGTGGACACCCTCATCTATGACGAGGCCTTTGACACCACCGACGACGAGGTCGCCTCCATCGGACCAACCCAAGACGTGGCCAAGGACCCGCAGGTGATCTACGCATCCTCTGCTGTGGATAAGGAATCGGCAGCGCACCAAAACGGTGTGCAGCTGTCCTCCCTGCGCAACTTAGCGTTGTCCGGAGAGGACCCGGGTATCTACCTGGCGGAGTACCGGGCGCCGGAGAACCACCCCGGCCGGGACAACGTGAAGACGTGGAAGCTGTCGAACCCATCCTTCGGTGTGCTCAAGAATGAACGCAAGATCAAGAACCTGATGCGCAATATGAACTCACCGCGTGGCCAGAAGTCTTTCGACGTCGAGGCCCTGGGCATCGGAGACTACTTCGAGTTCAATCAGCTCACTGACGATGATCTCCTGGTCATCGATCTTGACCGCTTCGCAGAACTACGTGACCCCCAAGCCGTGGCCACTGGTGAATCCTGCCTGGCGGTGGACTTCTCCAACGACCGGGTTGACCGCACCGCCGCGGTAGCCGTCGCGGTCCGCGCCGGGAACCGGATCCATGGGCAGGTGGGATACCACGGGCCAGCCCACATCCCGACACTCGTTGACTTCATCGTCCAGGCGGTGGAACACAATGACCCACTCGCCGTGGTCATTGACCCGAAGTCGGCGGCGCAAGCGTTGATCAGACCGCTGCAGAAGAAGGGCATCGAGCCGGAACTCATGACCGCCTCCCGCGTGGTGTCCGGAACCAATGGCCTGTTGCAGCACATCGATGATGGAACGTTCTCCCATGACAACGATCCCCGGGTGGCGGACGCCATTGCGGTGGCACGTCTGCGTGAGATCGGTGACGGTGGCATCGCCTGGACACGCAGGAAGTCCGACGGCGACATCACCACGCTGGTCTCGCTGACCAATGCGGTGTGGGCGCTGGACAATCTCGATCTGCCTGCGCCACCTCCGGCTGATGTCGGTTTCATCGACAGCAATATGCCGGCCGACACCATGCTTACCCCCGCTGATGACCTCAGGTCGATCACCTGGTGAAAGGAGATTCCACTGTGGATACCCAGATTGCAATACCGACACCTCAAGAGGTCGGGTACGTCAATGGTGGCCAGGAAAATTTTTACACGCATGGCCGCGAACTCGAGAACATCCCCGAGCTCCAGTGGCCACAGTGTCTGAGCGTCTACGACCGGATGCGCAATGACAGTCAGATCTCTGCCGTGCTCTCCGCAATCGCTCTGCCCATCGAGGCCACCACCTGGCGTCTGGACCCCAACGGTGCATCCGATGAGGTCACTGAGTTCATCGCCCAGCAGCTTGACCTCCCCATCATCGGTAAGGAAGGCGAGCACAAGAAGAAACGGCGGCGTCGCCGGTTCTCCTGGGCAGAACACCTCCGCCACGCACTCCTGATGGTCCCCTTCGGGGCGATGTTCTTCGAGCAGGTCGTGGAGACTACCCCGGAAGGCATGTGGGGAATCCGCAAGATCGCACCGCGTATGCCTGACACCCTCCAAGCCATCAACGTTGCCCGCGACGGTGGCCTGATCAGCATTGATCAGAAACCACCGGGTGATATCGGAGTGATCCGCGCATCGGATGCCACGAAGACCACCATCCCCATTGACCGCCTGGTGGCGTACTCCTACCGCCGCGAGGGAGGAAACTGGGCAGGTCGGTCAATTCTCAGGCCCGCCTACCCGCACTGGGCACTGAAACAGCCCCTGCTCAAGATCGAGGCCTTGGCTGTGGAGCGCAACGGAGTGGGCGTTCCGGATTACGAGAACCCACCAGGCGCAACCCCTGAGCAGATCGAAAAGGGCCGGAAGATGGCCGAGTCCTACCGCGCCGGGTCCTCTGCTGGAATGTCCAGGCCAAGCGGATCTAAATTCCAGCTGCTGGGCACAACCGGTCAGATCATGTCGGCACGCCCGGTGATTGAATACCACGATTCTCAGATCGCCCGGGTGGCGCTCGCGCACTTCCTCAACTTGGACGGGAAGGGCGGCAGTTATGCACTGGCCACTACTCACCAGGATCTCTACACCATCGCCGAGAACTCGCTGGGCACCGAGATCGCTGGAACCGCGAACCATCACATCGTGGAAGATCTCGTGGATTGGAACTGGGGCCCCGACGAGCCAGCACCTCGTATCGTCTTTGACGATCTTCGGTCTGATTCGCTCTCCATCGCGAACTCTTTGCGCACCCTGGCTGATGCTGGTCTGATCCGTCCCGACCGCTCGATTGAGGAGTGGTTGCGTCGTGATCTCGGTGCACCTGCCAAGGACACCGCCCCACCGGAGCAACCGTGGACCCCCGAGACCGAAACGGAAGGAGGCGCCGAACAATGACCGAGATCATCGCACCGGAGCGACCACAGCTCCGGACCATCCCCGGTGTGGAGCTGATCAAGGTGGGGCAGTGGCCAGCATCGACCGGCACCTGGGACGTGACCGCAGAGGATCTCGCTGCCGCAGTGCGTGCAGCTCAATCCCCGTCGCTGTCCCGACCGGTGATCAAGCTGGGGCACACAGACCCCCGGTTTGATGGGGAACCCGCCGTCGGCTGGGTAGATGCCATCCGACTCTCCGATGATGGGTCCACCCTGGTCGGTGACCTTAAAGGTCTGCCGGCCTGGTTGGCCGACATCATGCCCTCGGCGTATCCCAATCGCTCCATCGAAGGTGCATACAACTACACCGATCAATCTGGAGCCCGCCACGATTTCGCCCTCACTGCTGTGGCCCTGCTCGGCGTGAGTCCCCCGGCGATTGGGCCGCTCGAATCACTCCGCGACGTCGCCGCCCTCTACGAGGTCACAGCGTCGGGAAACCAACAGGAAGGATTTTGGATCATGCCGAAAACCATTAACGCATCCACCTCTGTCGAAGACGTGCGCATGAACTTCTACGAGCAGGGACCAGGCAAGGACACCTACTGGTGGATCGAGGAGTTGTTCCTGGACCCACCCGAAGCCATTGCCATGGACGACGAGAACGGCCAGCTCTACCGAATCCCGCTGACCATCTCCGAAGACTCGATCACCTGGGGGGAACCCCAGGCCGTCAAACGGGAATACGTCGCGGCATCCAAGAAGGTAGCAGCAGCGTCCTGGACCAAGAACGAATCCCGCAAGAACATCAAGGCCGCGGAAGCGGAAGAAGAGGACACCGATATGGAACTGACCACCGAACAGGTCACAGCACTGACCACCGCCCTCGGTCTGGCCGCTGATGCCGACGCCGCAGCGATTGTCACCGCCGTCGAGAAGCTGTCCAAGGACACCACCTCCCAGGACGACGAACCCGCCGCCACCATCGCAGCCCGCGCGGAGCACCTCGGCATGAAGCTCATCGACGCCGCCGCCTGGGAATCCACCCAGAAGCGCCTCGGCGAGATGGCCACCCGCGAGAATACTCGTTTGGTCGATGATGCAGTGCGCGCCGGGAAGCTGATGCCGGCCTCTCGCAGTCGCGCGCTTGAGCAGATGGAGCGCGGCCTGCTGACCGCCACTGATCTGGATGCGATGAAGCCTCTGGTCACCATGGCCGGCGCTGAGGTTGGCCACAACCACAACCCCGATACCCGAACCTCGGACGATGTCCGTGAGTCCGAGATCTACAAGAACTGGAAGTAGGAACATGTCTGCTATCGCAATCAAGTTCGCACAGGGCCCCATCACCTTTGAGGCCGAAGCCCCCGTCGTCGGCGGCCAGGTCGTCGAGGCTGGTACCACCCCGCGCAGCATCAAACCTGCAGGCGCCGCCTCGGAGACCATTCTCGGTGTCGCCGTCATCGATGCGGTGCCCAAGGGACAGCCGTACACCGGTAAGCCCAACCATGCGTCGGTGGCGTGTGCCCCCGCCCAGGTGCCGGTCACCGGTGATGGCACGGCCGGTGTGGGTGATCTCGTCATTGCAGCCGCTGGCGGCACCGTCACCGCGGCCACTGGCACCGAGCCAGCATCCCAGATTGTCGGTCGGGTCATTGAAGTCCTGTCCAACAACATCGTCAGCATCCGTCTTTACGTCTAAGGAGACATCACATGGCACGTACAGTCATTTCCATTGATGACAACCGCCGGGAAGTCACCGTCTCGGACCTTCTCGGTAACCCCGAGATTATCCCCACCCGCGCAATCGAACGCCTCAAGAACGAGTTCCCGGCCGAGGACATCCTCACCGATGGCGGAACCTCAAACTCCCTGGAATTCCAGTTCGAGCGCAATACTCAGTCCTACATGGACTCCGACCCCGAAGTAATCGCTGAGTTCGGTTTCTTCCCCACCGCCTCCCCCACCTCCGGAGAGCAGGTCATCGGCCGCGCGCAGAAGACCGGCTATAAGATCGAAGTCTCCCGTGAGATGAAGGACTACAACCAGCGACAGGAAGTTGACAAGCGCCTGGATAAGGCAGTCAACACCTTCCGTCGCTACAACGAACGCCAGCTGTGGGACGCTCTGCTGGATGCCGGCATCCCAGAGATTCCCGTCTCTGTGGCCTGGAACCAGCAGGGCTCTGACCCCCGCTACGACATCTCCCTGGCAATGGAGACCGTCGCCTCCGGTAACGCCACGAGCATTGAGGATCTCAACGAACCGTGGGATCCGAACATGATCGTCATGCACAAGGCCCTGGCCCCCGTGCTGGTTGGCTCCGAGAAGTGGAACGATGTTTACACCGGTAACAACTCCAGCGAATCCATCCGCTACACCGGGCTGCTTCCCACCAAGCCCATGGGCCTGGATGCTCTCGGCGTTCGCTACCTCAACCGCAACCGCGTGCTGATCCTGCAGAAGGGCGCACCGGGATTCTTCAAGGATCCTCGTCGCCTCGAAGCCACTCCGATGCGCGGGAACGGTGGCGATCCACTGGGTGGCGACAACGAGTCCTACAGCTCCCGCATCTCCCAGATCCGATTCATCGGCATCGATGAGCCCTACTCCGCGTGCTGGCTGACAGGGGTGATCTCCTAATGCCGATCATCGAAATCACCGCCAAGATGTGGGCGCAGCGTCAGCAGGATGGATCGCGGATCCTCCGCTACACCGGTGACGTCCTCGACGCCTCCGATGCGGACGCCAAGCGACTGATCTCTGTGAATGCCGCGAAAGCGGTGCGCAAGAAAATCAACGTCGCAGACCAGAAGGGCAACGATGCTCCTCCAACTGATCCACCGGCCGACCCGCCGGTGGTGATCACCGCTGACGATGAGGACCCTGTGGTTACTCCTCCGGTGGTGGACAAGCCCCGGAAGACCGCCACGGAAGACCAGTGGCGTGCCTATGCAGTGACACAGGGCATGTCGGAAGAAGAAGCTCAGTCCAAGGATCGCGCTGAGCTGATCGCTGCCTTCGCCTGATGGGAGGCTCCGCCATGATGATGATTGATATCAAGGATCTGGAGGTCCGCCTTCCACGCCAGTTGGATGCCGACGAGAAGGATCGCGCAATCGCCCTCCTGGGTGATGCGGTGGCGGAGATTGAAGATGCCATCACCGACACCGGGAGGGTTCCCGCGGTATGGATCGCGATTGGGCGAAACCGCCGCCGGGCGGTGAAGGTGGCCCGGGCGATGGTAGCCCAAGCCATCCTGATCGGCGAGGACATCGGCAAGTCCTCCTGGAGCACCGGGACGGGCCCGTATAGCGATAGCGCAAGTTACCGCGGTGATATCCCGTTGCCGGAGCTGTGGGGAGAAGTCGACCTGACTGAGTCTCACCTGGATTACCTCGGGCTTGTCCGGGGTGGCCCGAGGTGGTCTTTCCCACCACCCTTGAGGTATCCGGAGCGGCCATGGAATCAATAGTGTGGAAACCTCGCCCCCGTGAATTCAAGGACCCGCACGGTCGGCTGAAGAAGGAAGTGTTCCCTGATCAATTGATTGATGGGTGCCTGGTCTCTGAAACTGCCGTGGAGAACCTCACCTCGGTGTCCCGCGACGGCCAGATCACCTCCTGGGATGTGCATATTTCCCGGCAGTTTTTCCCCATCAAACGAGGCGACACGGTCATTATCCGTGGCGAGAAGTTCGTGGTGGAGAAGAACTCCTTTGACTGGCAACCGGCCCGCCGTCGTCGTTCCAACTGCGGGACGATGTTCACCGCGGTGAGATCGGAGGGATGATGGCCAAGCCAATCCCGGCCAGTCTCACTATCGGCGCTCCGAACAAAGCCTTCGGTCAGTTCCTGGCCGAGGGGGTCAAACCTCAGCTCGAGAAAGCAGCGGTGGTCACCCGTGGCCATATCGGTGATCAGCTGCCGGTGAAGATCACCATCCTCAACAACCAGCAGGGACGCGCGGTGGCACTGCTCACGCTTACCCACCCGTCCGGTATTGCCCGGCAGTTGAAGTCCGGGGTGATGACCAAGGGTGCTGCCAAGGCTGGATTGGAGGTGCGTCGTGCCCGATTCCGTGTCTAGACGTGGCCCCCGGGTTGCCGGGGACCGGGTCAATGACATCGTCGATCTCATCCGCCGGATCGTGGCTGACGTCGACGCTGCGGACTCCCTGCCGGATAGGTGGACCGTTGATGATGGTCCCGTCATCGTGGTGGAGTCGGACGGCACCCCGATAAACACCAGGTCACACACGGTGCAGATAATTCGAGTGAGGGTACATGCACTGGATCGTCCCACAGCGTATGAGCTGATGGATCGCCTGGATGCTCTCCTCTTAGCCCATTCCCGTTCCGGGGTGGGCTTTCGTATTTCCGAAGGCCAGAACCTACTTGTCGAACGCGACTCTAAGGCCGGCGGTTATGTCGCTGGTGCCGGGTATTCCGTCACCGCAGAAAAGAAAGGACTTATCTAATGGATAACACCCAAGTCGATATCTGGGTTGATGCTGAGTGCTACTACTCCCTGAACGAAAGTGCACAGATCAACCAGGCCACCACCCTGGACGAGATCTTCGGCCCTGAATGGAACCTGGTGGGCCTGCTCGATGGCGCTGCCGGTTTCGGCAACAACCGTGAGGTGCAGTCCGCGACTGTCTCCGCGTGGGGTAAGGGCATCGTGGATCAGACCGACCGCGATGTCGCGGTCTCCACCAGCTTCACCTCCCTGGAAAACAACTCCGCCACCCGCTACCTGAAGTGGCCAGGATCCACCAAGCATGTCATCGTCGCACCGAAGCCGGTCCGGGTGAAGCTGGCGCAGGCCACCATCAACCAGGACGGCAACCTGGAAATCTGGATCACCCGTCGTAAAGCCCGTGTGTTTGCTGCTGGTGATCCCAAGAGCCAGGAAGTCGCTGGCGTGGAATTCCAGGTCACCGTCTTCGCGGATGCCCGTGGCGCTATTTACGACGTCTACGAGGCGCAGTCCGATGGCACCCTCCAGCAGCTCACGCCGATCAGCATCAAGGATCTCTCCACCCCTGAGACCCCGCTGGGGCCAGATGGCACCCCTATGACCACTGACCCGGTGGAAGGTGCTGCCGCTGGCCAGTCCATGAGTATCTCCTCCGAGGATTCAGGTGAGGCACCCGCCTCCTACGGTGTGGAGTCCACCCCCGATGACGACATCTACTGATGGCCAGGGTCCCCACCGACGCTGAGATCAACGCACAGGCAGTCACCCTCGGCCTGGCTGATAAGAACGGTAAGGCACTGCAATCCCACCGCAGTGCCATCGCCAAAACCCTCATGAGCCAGGCAGAGGCCCCGGCTGAGCCTGTGGAAGATCTCCACGACGTCGTCATCCGATTCGACCAGAAACTCTACGACGGCAAGGTGGACAAATTCGTCCGCGCCGCCGCCGTCGGCGCCCTGGTCCACAACCTCACGCAAGCCGGCGTGGAATACATCAACGAGAAGTAAGGAACGTAACAGCTATGGGTGTGAGCGAGAAAGCCGCCGTCCGCAAGTCCAACGTCGAGATCGCAGCGAAAGCAGTGGCCGACGAAGAAAAGTACGTCACCTGGACCTCCACCATCTCCGGTGAGGAGCTCGAACTAACTGCCGTCCGAGACCCCCTCGACGGGCCATGGCAGCTGGTGCGCTTCATCGGCGCGAAAGCCAACAACGACAAGATGGTGTTCATCACCCTCCTGCTCGGTGAAGAACAGTCCGCAAAGCTCGAGGCACTCGAACCCAGCGGGTACGAATTCCTCCAGATCCTCGACGACTGGTCGAAGGCAACCAAACTCGAGGGGAAATAGAGTGGCTGCCCGCCGTCCTGCTCTACGAGGACGAGCTGGCAGCTGACCTCCGCCACTACTTCCCGGGCACCTCACTCACTCAGTGGTGGGCCCGGGAAATCTCCACCTGGGAACTGCTGTGCATGGTCCAGTGGCTGCCCAAAGGATCGGCCTTCCGCGCCGCCGTCCGCCAGGAAAACCGCATCACCGATGTCGAAGAACGCCTGATGGACATCCCCGAGGCCCTGACCGGCAAACCCCATCCCATCCGCAAGCAGGCTCACGACGCGCAACGCGCCAAGCAACGCGCCCCGGCTGCTGACCGGGTCCGCCAACGCATGGCCGCCCGCGCGAAACGCTACGGCAACAAATAAATAGGAGGCACTCATGTCGCTCGTCGGATACGCCACACTCCCCATCGTCCCCAGCCTCCGGGGCGTCACCAAGGAACTCTCCGATCAACTCGAAAAGCCCACCGCGGCCGCCTCAAAGCGCGCCGGGGATGCTATTGAGTCGGCAATGGCGAATGCCGCTGAGCGTGCCGCAACCGCGGTGTCGAAGGCGAAGAAGACTGAGCAGGCCGCGATTGAGGATGCGACTGCCGCTGAGAAGCGGTTGACGGATGCTCGTGATGATCAGCGGTTGAAAGCTCAGGCGATTGGTCCTCTTGAGGAAAAGCTGAAGAAGGCCCGTCTGGACGCCGCGGCCGCGGTGGCCAAGGCGGAAGCTGATGTGGAGAAGGCCAGGCAGGATGGCACGAAGACCGTGGCTGAAATCGAGACGCTGGAAAAGCGCCTTGAGTCAGTCCGTGCTGGTGCCGCGGCGAAAGAGCAGTCTGCCCAGAACTCTCTGGATGCCGGGAAGATCAAGCTTCGCAAGTCCACGGAGAAGCTCACTGATGCCTCTCAGGCGTATGACCGGGCACAGGATCGGGCGAAGGATGCCACCGATAATGTGACCGCTGCTCAGTCCCGTCTGGAAGCTCAGCAGGGGATGACAACGAAGGAGTTCAAGAAGTCCCAGAAGGGCGCTGCTGACCTGGCATCTGAGCTGGGTGTGATGGAGGATTCCGCCCAGGGGCTGGGTTCTGTCCTGGATGGGATGCCCGGCAAGCTGGGTGCCTTTGCTCTGGCGATGGGTGGTGCCGCATCGATTGGCTCTCTCATCGAGGAGGGCATGGATGTCTCCGGTGCTGTGGCGAAGATGAATCGTCAGCTCGGTGCCACCGGACCTGTGGCTGAGCAGTATGCCGACGAGGTGGCCACCACGATGGCGGGTGGTGTTGCCTCTGGTGCAGAGGAGGCTATCGAGGCTGTTCGTGCCCTCAATTCCCAGATCGACTGGTTGGGTTCTGAAGGGGAGCAGACGGCCTCGGAGCTTGCCGATAACTTCCTCGGGTTCACCAAGACCTTCGACGCTGATATGTCGGAGGTGACCCAGACCGCTGGCCAGCTGCTGCATACCGGGCTGGTTGGCGATATGGAGTCTGCGGTTGACCTGATGACCGCGGCATACCAGCGGGTCCCGGTGGCCATGCAGGATGAACTTCCTGAAATCCTCCAGGAGTATTCCGTCAACTTTGCCAACCTTGGCCTGGATGGGGAAGAAGCCTTCTCCCTTCTGGTTAACCAGGCAGACAAAGGAAAGTTTGCGCTGGATAAGACTGGCGACAGTCTAAAAGAATTCGCCAACATTGCCGTTGACCCAGGCAAAGCGGAAGCATTCGAGGAACTAGGCTTCAACGCCCAGCAGATGGCCGCCTCCGTGGCATCTGGTGGAGACGAGGCACGGGAAAGCCTCGAGGAGGTCGCGCAGCGACTCCTGGCGATGGAGGATCCCGGGGCGCGGGCGGCAAAGGCCATCGAGCTTTTCGGCACCCCGATGGAGGACCTGGGCATCCATGAGATTCCCGGATTCTTGGAGGGCCTGACTGATCTGAGTAATACCCTCGGTGAGACCGAGGGGGCCTCTCAGTCACTTGCCGACGAGATGGCTAATTCACTTGAGGGGCGGATGAACTCACTTAAGGGCACGGTGTCAAGCCTGGCCGCCGAGGGGTTCATGTCTGCCTGGGATGCCGCGCTGAAGCTATCTGAATGGGCCAAGGAAAACAAGACGTGGTTGCTGCCCCTGGCTGTGGGTATCGGTGGATTGACCACAGCAATCACGCTGTGGACCTTGGCGACGAAAGGCTATACCGCTGCCACGACCCTGGCAAAGACGGCTACCGATGCTTTCAATAAGGCCTCGAAGGCATCGATCTGGGGGTTGGTGGCCACCGCGATCATCGGTGTGGTCACCGCTCTGACCTGGTTCTTCACAGAGACCGAGACAGGTCAGGAAATCTGGGGCAAATTCACTGATTTCCTGAAATCTGCGTGGGAATCGGTATCTGCGAAATTCTCCGAGATCTGGTCATCCATCACCGGAATTTTTGATTCTTTCGGTTCCAAGATCGGGGAGTTAAGCTCCTGGTGGTCTGACACGACCTCATCCATGGGGGCAGCTTGGCAAAGCTTCAAAGATCATCTGGCCGGAATCTATGAAAATATCCGCTCTGCGGTATTTGACGCCTGGAACTCTTACGTTGCTCGGGTACAGGAAAACTGGGCTCTGGTCACCGGCGCTTTATCTTCCGCGTGGTCGTGGACACGAGATACTTTCGTTTCAATCTACGAAAATATACGTTCATCTGTATTTGACGCTTTCAATTCGGCTATCCAATTCGCACAGGATAAGTTTTCCCAGGTCACCACAGCCCTATCCAACTCCTGGACCTGGCTTAAAGACACCCTAGGTGCTGGTTGGGATTGGATCCGGGATAACGTCTTCTCGAAATTCACGGACACCATCGGATCAGCGAAGGACCGGTTCTTCGGTTTCGTCGACTCCCTGGGCGATAAATGGTCTGGGCTGAAGTCACTGCTGGCAAAACCGGTAAATTTCATGATCAACACGGTCTATAACGAGGGCATCCTTCGAGCTTGGAATGTGATCGCAGGTATCCTCCCCGGCCTCAATACGGGTTCTCCACTTTCTGGTATCCCTGAGCATGCTACCGGTGGCCGGATCTCCGGCCCTGGCACCGGCACCTCAGATGATGTCCTGATGTGGGGTTCCAATGGCGAGCACATGTGGACCGCCCGCGAAACGCAGCTGGTGGGTGGCCATGGTGCCATGTATTCCATGCGTGATGCGGTCACTACTGGCCGCCCGTTCGTATTTGACGGTAAGGGCGGCGTGGCCATCCTGCCCCAGACGGACGAGCGCGCCGGAGATCTCGCTGGTGCCGCACCGGGACTAATGATTCCGGGATACAAGGATGGCGGCGAGATCCGCCCGATGTGGGAAATCCAGCTGGAAAATGGGCACAGAGCGGCAAAGATGCGTGATGGTAATGCCTACACGTGGGCGCACGAGGACTGCTCAGGGTATATGTCGATGATTGCCGACGCCATCATCAATGGCGGCGACGGCGTCAGACGCTGGGCGACGAGCTCGTTCCCCGGTGGGCAGCCGTGGGTGCCGGGCCTGGGGCCTGGTTTCTCAGTGGGCGTTCACGATAATCCCGGCGGCCCGGGCGGTGGCCACACTTCCGGCACCTTGACCGGGGTGGGGCCATACATGACCACCAATGTGGAATCCGGTGGTGCACATGGATACGTCGCTTATGGTGGCCCCGCTGTCGGAGCTGATTCCCCTCAGTGGGTTGGCGTGCACCCTGGACAGTTCCATCTGGCGATTGGTGCCGATGGCGCTTTCGAGTCGGGTGGGTCCGTCGATCCCTCGGCGATGCGTAACTGGATCTCGGACAAATTGGGTGGCGTGGTCGATACGATCATGGACCCATTGGTGTCTCTGCTGCCGTCTCCACCCCCACAATGGATGGGCATCCCGCGTGGTGTCTACGACACCGGTCGGGACAAGATGGTGGAGGGCATCGCTGATGGCGTGGCTGGTCTGACTGATGGTCTGGCAACTGTGTGGAATGCGGTGCGCAACATCCCGGATCTGATCCGTGAATCGCTTGAGGGCGGCGATGATGTGGCCCGGGCCGCGGGGGAGGGCTACCACAAGGGTGGCCTTGCTGGCCGTGGCCAGGGGATCATCAACAAGACGGCGATTGAACCAGAAATGGTTCTCTCGCCGCCGGCCACCGCGGCATTCATTGATTGGATGTCGGGTGTCCCGCAGGCGGAATCCGCGTCGGTCATCGCCAAGGAAATCACGGAGGCTTTCCGCGGTGGTGACTGGGGTTACGGTGAGCTGGCTAGCCGGGTGGGTAGTGAAGATCTGGCTCACCTGATTGTGGACTCCGTGGCCGCTGCTGGGTTTGTCCAGCGCGGTGAGTTCGATGAGTACACCCACGCACGGTTTGGTGATGTGTGGAACCTTGGGGCGTCTCTGCAGGAGATCGCCCGGGGTGGCCCCAGGGCGTGGCGGGAAACCGCAGCGCACCTGGCGCACATTTCCCAGACGGGCGACTACCTGGCTAATGAGTGGTTCTCCGAGGATTCCCCGCTCACGGTTGCGGCCTTGGCTGCAAACGCGGCCACGATCCGGTTGGCGGATCACGTGTCCGGGTTTGAGATCAACGAGCAGGGTGAACGTGTCCAGACCCGTGGTCGAATCGGCACTCCCGAGGAGATCGCCCGTGATGCCGGAACGATGATGCTGGAGGATCTCGGCAACGAGGCCCTAGGCTTCATCGGTCTGGGCGGGTCGTTGTCCCTACCTCGGTTCCTGGGTGAGGACCTCCGGACCCCGTTCGAGAAGGACACAGGTGGAACCTCCACAGCGGTGGCCACGAAGGAACCTGAGTCGGTGGCCACCCAAGCCACGGAATCATCCACCGGTGGCAACACCTTCCACCTGTATGGCACTGCCACCAACAACGATGATCTTCAGTCCGCTCTGGAAGAGATCGGACAGAAGGTCGAACGCCACAATGAGGAACTCTCCGATATCAACCGCGAACGCCGCGGCCCGGGAGCAACCTCACGCGGCGGCAATCTTTAGAAAGGAGGTACCCGCATGGGACGGATGCTTGATGGGCGCCCAACCTATGACTGGTGGGTCATCGACCACACCGGGAAAAGGTGGAATATCTACGGCGACGTCCAGGGCCAGGAGGGCGTGCACATGACCATGATCGATCAGGTGGAAGCCACCGTGGAACGTGCTGCGTCCGCCACAGCCACACAGGTGGGCCAACGCCCCGGTGGTGGCACCTACGGCAAGCTCAGCCCCGTGCTCTCCGTCTACATCCAGGAGGAGGACCGACCGGGGGCATTCGAGAAATGGACGAAGGCATGGTCCCAACACCTGGGGTACGAGAACACCCTGTACTGCCAATCCCCACGCAGGCGCCACCCCAAGCGCCTGGAGGTCCTACGCGCTGCCGGACGTGCCAGCCCCACCGGTGACCCCGGGGTGGTCGGCGGTGTCGAACAGACCCTCTCCCTGGACGCCTGGGGAGGGGTATGGATCGGCGAACCCATCACCCTCGGCAACAATGACCAGTGGACCAACGACGGTGATCTCTACCCACTGATCACCTACAAACCCGGCACCACCCCGGGCACCGTCGGCCTGAGCGTCGACACGCACTCATGGTCAGCCACCCACCCAGCCATGCCACCAGGCACCACTGTCGACCTGGACCCCGACCAACGGATGAAAACCTACGTCGACGGCGTGGCCACCCCTGAATTCTGGTCCACGTGGCGCAACCACTGGAACCCGCTGCAGGTCGCGCCGGGTGAGTCGGTGGTGGCCACGGTGCCGGATGGTGGGGTGCTGGAGATCATTCCGAGGTATGAGACCCCGTGGTAGGAGGTAGCGATGTGGAGTGAAGCTGATTGGCAGAAGTGGCAGTCCGATATTGGCCTGTCGGCGTTGGCGTTTGGTCGCGCGATCTGGCTGATTGACCGTGATGGGGTTCCATACTCTGAGGTCCGTGGGTGGATTACCCATGATTTCGGTGAGTCCGCGCTCGATGTGGCTACCGGGTCGGTGACGATTTTCGCTGACAATGAGGTGGTTACGTGGCTGTTGGCCCGTCGGGATCAGGGGCTCATTGGTGGGGATGCCCCGGATATGGATGCTGTGCTGCATGAGGCTGTGCACATGGTGGTCCAGGAGCCTGATGGCACGCAGTGGGGTTACCGGGTCCATGAGCTCTCCATCGAGATCGGTGGTTCTCATGGTGGCACGGTGGAGATTATCGGGTTGCGTCCGCTGGAACATTGGAAGCATATGGTGCTGAAAAGCAATCCGAATTCCCCCAATGAGTTTCAGCTGCTGTGGTCGGATATCCGCCAGGGGCAGTCGATGAAGATCATCAAGGAGTACATCCACCGCAATCTTGAGCGTGAGATGCAGCCCCTGGTGCTGTTGGGACAGTGGGATGTATCGCAACCATCAGCCTGGTCGGGTGTGGATACCTCCCGTTGGCCGGTGATTATGAATCCCCGGATCCCTCCGGAGGCCACGGAGTGGGCCGTGATTGAGGCCAGGTATGACAATGCCTGGGATGCACTGCATGCCACAGCCACCGCTGCCGGTCTGATCTTGAAGGCTGAGTATTGGTTCCCCGGACAGCCTCAACCAGCCCCGGATTTCTGGACGCTTACCCAGCCAACCATTGTTCTGGATGTGGTGGATCGGTCGATCCACCGTGGTGCCACCGGTGATATCCGTGAGCCCCTCCGCACATTGAAACGGATGTTCCTGTCCCCGGGGGAAGGCGAGCTGGCGGATCTCGTCCAGTTCGATCCTGGTGCCGCGGCGACCGAATCTGGGTTGCAGCCGTGGGTGGTGTGGAAACCAACCGAGTATCAGGCGATCTCGCGCTTTGTGATCTCCAAGTCCACGGACTCGAAATTCACCATCGGCGGTCAATCCCCGGCCGCACTCAACACGGTGCTGGGCACGGGGATCCGGGCGCTGGCTGCGGGCATTGGTTCCCTTTTTCCCGGCATTGGTCCTGCGCTGGCCGTCATCGTGGGGGACATTGGATCGGAGATGATCAAGGACCGGATCCTGGCATTCCAGTCCTTCGATCACCACCGGCGCCGCGCGCACCACGGGCGCCTGCGCTACCGGGAGATCTCCAAACCAGGTGAGGCCTATTCCATCTCCGCTGTACAGCAAGGGGTGGCCGCCATGGAGGAAACCGGCGGTGGCATCTCATTCGAGATCGCCGTGGTCGACGATGCTCCCTACAAGCTGGACCGGGACTACGCCGTCGGAGACCAGGTCGGCGTGGAGGTCCTCGGCATCATCCTGGCCTCCTATGTCTCAGAAGCACACCGCATCGGTGCCCGTGGAGAACTCGGTGTCACCGTCGGCATCGGGGATCCCCGGGCCCGTGAATCCCCCACCGCCATGCTCAACCGGAACCTGGACAACATCTCCGGGATCCTCGGCCGACTGAAATCGTATGTAGGAGCTACATCATGACCTTCTCAAGAATCAACGGGTACGGGGCACCACCCACCGCACACCGGTGGGCCCCGCTCCTGGTCCACGCCGGTGGCATGACTTTTGATGCTGACGCCATCAACGTCCTCTGCGAACACATCGAGCAGGTGGGCTTCATCCACAACGGTGACACCGAGATCCGCCGAGAACTACTGATCAATATCGGGATGCCCGACAGAGAGGCACACATCCTGGCACAACCCGGGGAACCCGTGCGGTGGGAGATCCCCGACGGGAACACGTCCTACTGCTGGGTGGCCGGGGATTTACCTCCCGGCTTGGCCATCGAGGATGGCCACATTGTCGGGGTGTGCAACGTCTCCGGGTTCTGGCCAGTCGAGATCATCGTAGGTCCGGCCATCCACTACGACGCCCTCGGCAGTGGGGGAGCACCCCTGGAACCGGGGGAGTGGAAACCCATTGACGAACCCATCTCGACACCCGTCCGCGCGGCCGCCGGCATCCGCCTCGATGAGCTCAATCCCACCGAGCTCGATGACATCATCGCCCAGGCGCTCGCAGCTAAAGCCGATAAGGAGGCCCCCGATGAGCGTTGATCCCACACGAAGAACCTACGCACCCGTGCCATCCCACGGGTTCCAGGATCTCGGGGCAGCCGTCGGCGGGATCTTCCACGGACTGATCGAAGGCATCGGAAGGATCCTCGGCGGCGCGGTGGACCTCGGAGTCGGGGTGCTGTCATGGATCGTCGACGGTGTCACCTCCCTCCTCGGCGGCATCGCCGACGCTATCCGAGGTGTCCTCCCCGGTGGGTCCCCTTGGACCCCGGTGCAGGATGCGTTCCGTGATCAGCAACTCGACCTGAAAAACCGCACCGATCTCATCCCGATCGGGTACTGCGCGGCCTACATGGACCGCAACGTCAACCTCGAATGGAGCGGCGGGGAAAGACGCCTGCCGTTCCGCGCCCAGCTCGGCCCCGCCCAGGGCGCGCACGTCGACGAAGAACGCGAACGCATCGTCTTCGACATCACCGGCACCTGGACCATCCACGTCCTCACCTCCTATAACGGAACCATCTTCACCGGCGACCCCCGCGTCCACATCGACATCTTCGTCCGAAATCCCGACGGCACCCTCTACTCCCGCTGGCGAGTCCGCGACGCGCCGGGTGACGAAGAGGGATCACTGACGTGCTCGAAACCGGTGGTGATTGACGAGCCTGGCATGTGGGTGGATGTGGTGTGTCGGTCTGGACGGTGGCGGTGGTGGCCCGGCGGTACCCGCTACTCCGGCCTGGCCGTGGTCCGGTCTGCCCTGGGCACAGACCACAGGGGCACTGATGAGGTACCTGATGAGCCGGCCCCGCCTGAGCCTGATCCACCGGTGACCCCGGACCCTTAACCCCACACAGACGTGTGGGGTCTTGTGATGAAAGGACTTTAGATGTGACCACTCTCAAGATTGATATCCGGAACATGGGTGCGAGCGCGCACCCTGATGATCGGGTGATTCTCTACGCCCCGGAGATCCGCGCCCGTATTGGCGGTGGACTGGTCTCCACTGCTCCCCTGGAGGTGGAGCTGGTCGACGGTCAGGCCACCGTCGAGAACGTCGAACCCGGGCCGATCATCGTACGCTTTGAGTGCCTCGGCATCGCGGACACCACCGAAAAGCGTGGCATTGTCCCCGATTCCGGTGTCGTCACCCTCGACGATGTCCTGGAGCTGAAACACACCTGGACTCCACCGGTGCTGAGTTTTGGGCTGAAGATGATCATCGACGCCATGAACACGGCCTTGATCGCGGTTAACTCCTCAGTTAACGAGGCAATTACTCAGGCTGTCGAAAGCCAGTTCGGTGGGTTGGTGCGCGCCGCGGAGGACGCAGCCCAGGAAGCCTCAGCATCTGCGAGCGCTGCCCACGGGGCTGCCTTGAGTGCAAACGTCCGCGCAACCGCAGCCGAGAGCGCCTATGCAGGGATCCGCACCCGAGTCGAAGCGATCGAAGCCCTGGCAAGCTTATCTCCTGGCACGCCAGCTGATGGCCAGACCGCCACGCTGGTGTCCCAGGTAGGAAGCTTGACGAGAAAGGCTATCAACGCAGTTCTCTCTGTCACGTCGCCGGGAATAATTAATGCAGCGAACCCGCCGGCGGGGCTTACCCCGGTGGTGGCAGACGGACACTATTACGACCCCGCTCGGTTTAAGTATTTCCAGGACGCGGAGATGACAATCCCGGCAACCGATAACGCCCCAGCGCTGCAGGCCCTGGTGGATTACACCCACAATATCGGTGGTGGGACCATCGAACTGCCCCGTGGCAAGATCGTGACACGGAAGGCAGTGCTCTGGAAAACAGGGGTGTCGATGCGCGGGGCCGGCAAGGTTGTGACCAGGGTCTGCGCTGAAGGGGTCCTTTTCTCCGTGTTTACCTACGACACGTCACTGCCATCGTCAGGAGCCGGTGGTGATGATCCCAATACCCAATGGCTGGAAAATGTGAAATTTACCGATTTCGCCGTGGACAACCGTGGCCTATCGTCTCCCGATCCAAGTGTATCGGGCAAAGCATTTTTCCTGCTGTATATGAAGCAACCAGTGTTCCGCGACCTGGTGATCGTCAACACTATTGGAACCGGGTTGGGCTGTGACTTCCTCATCGACGCCACGGTCGATTCCATAGTGGTCCGTAATGCTGGACGCAATACCCGTACCGGCTACGGAGGTAACTCCGGTATTGGTATTGGCACCGCGGCCCGGTCAAAGGAGCCGTTGGTCGTCTCGAACTGTTTTGTCTATGACTGCGGAAATTACGGGATCTTCGTGGAGACACAGAACAACCCGGATAACCCGTATCGCTCCGCGTACGCCAAGATTGTCAATTGTCATGCAGAGCGAAACTATAGGGGGTTTGGGAATAAAGGCTCGGGTCCGACGCAGTGGATTGGATGCACCGCGGTCGAGAACACCACCTACGGGTTCGAGCTGCTTCAGGGTGCCTATGGAGACAAGGTGCTGGGGTGTGTGGCCAGCAGGAATGGGTACACCGGAATTGCTGTTTCTGCTCCGTACACAGGAGACATCATGATTGATGCGACTGAAGCGAACGAGAACGGTAATTACGGCATGCTCATTAACCTGGGTGGTTCTACTAATCGGATGAAAAATGTTGCGGTGACCGGGTGTGAAACAGCACGTAATGGGTGGTCTGGGATCGCAACTGGCGGTCCGATTTCCAACCTGACGGTGGCGAACTGCCGGGCTTTTTCCAATGGCCATAAAGCAACAATTTCAGCACACCGTCGTGGGCTTTTCCTGAACGGCGGGCATGACATTGTCACGCTGACAGGGAACACCGTTTTTGATGACCAGGAGACAAAGACCCAGGATGTGGGAATCCAGGTAGATACCGCAGCTAATCGAGTGGTGATGTCTGGTAATAACGCCCCGGGGTATTCATTAGCTAATGCGTATCAGTACCCGGCGGAGAAGACAGTCTTTGAGGCTAATTCCCCTTCTTCGAGGATTCGGGGTACTGCCACATTCACTGAGGGTGCACAGCTGCTGTGGGTCACTCACAATCGTGGGCGGGCACCGGCAGAGATCGCGTTGACACCGCTGGGTAATGCGCGAGTGTGGGTGGTATCAAGCGAGCCGAATCGAATGCGAATCAGTAGGGAGAGCACTGGTGGCCAGCTTGACGTGATGTGGGCTGTGTCGTGACAAGGGAGGTTATTGTGATCAATCTGAGTGAGCTTAGTGATGAAGAGTTTGAAGACTACCGCGTTGGTGTGGAGGTTGAACGGAAAAGGCGGGATGATTTACAGCGGATTCCGCACGATATGCGGGCGCTTGCTGATGCGTATACCGAATCCGGTGGTAACCGTGCTGACCTGATCCAAGTACTCACCGACACCCCTGACCCCGAGTAAGCATCCTTAACTGACATCACCCCGCAGCCGTCCTGGTCGCGGGGTTTTCTCATACCTCCAGAAAGGAGGAAACCGTGAAGATCCTCGATTTCTCTGCAGGCCCACCCACCGCGCAAGCCCTCAAGGCTGACGGTGTGGACGGTGTCATGCTTTATGTCTCACCACCGCGTGAGCCGTGGATGACCGGCAAGTCTCCATCACGCGCCTACCTCGACTCCCTCGACGATGCCGGCATCAAGTACGGCTTCGTCTGGCAGTTCCGTAAGGGCGGATCCATCAACGCTGGTGACGCCGGCCGTGGTTACGACGGTGGATACGCTGACGCCGCCGAGGCCCTGGCCAAGCTCAACGAGCTGCGGTGCTCCGCATTCCCGGTGTACTTCGCCGTGGACTGGGACATCACCCTGCCCGAGTGGAACACCCGCGTGGTCAACTACTTCAAGGGTGCGGTTGCCAAGCTTGGCCTGAACCGCGTCGGTATCTACGGTCACTCCCGCGTGATCCACTGGGCGATGGAAGACAAGGTCGTCGCCGAGGTCGCCCTCGGGCGAGTCCTCGGGTGGCAGACCCGCTCCTGGTCCAAGGGTGTCATCGCCCGGGACTACGCCACGCTGCACCAGCACACTCACGACGTACCCGGGCCTGGTGGTGTGCAGGTCGACATTAATGAGGTGTTCCACGATCACTGGGGCTGGCGCGGTGTACCCGACCAACGCACCCGCCCCGGTACCACGCCTGTGCAGATCACCGGCGTGGAGTTCCCCTGTGACATTACGATCGACACCCCGGACTCCGGATGGCGTGACCCGCACAAGACGCAGGCCTCGGTCATCCACACCACCGAGAACAGTGACACCACCCCGCCTGAGAATGTCGCCAACTGGCAGAAGAACCCAGCGAACCAGTCCTCCTACAACGTCCTGGTCGGGGCGGATGCCACCGGTGCGAAAACCATCCGCGCCAACCCGGATGACCGCCGATCCTGGTCTGCCGGTGAACCCGGCAACACCGACGCGATCCACCTCTCCAACGTAGGGCGGGCCGCCCGCTCCCGCCAAGGCTGGTTCAACAACCCAAAGCAGCTGGAGCAGAACGCCCGCTGGGCCGCTGACCAGCACCTGCGGTACGGCCGCCCTCTCGTGTGGCTCGAACCCCACGACGTTGCCGCCGGACGCCGAGGGTTCACCTCCCACGGCAACTGGTTCCACGGCAGGGGCGGCCCGGCATACCGGTCCGACCCGGGCGATCACTACCCCCACGACTGGGTACTCAACCGCGCCCAGGAACTCATCAATGAAGGAGAAACCATGTCATTCACCGACGAAGACCGTAGGAAGCTCAACGAAATCCACGCTGAGCTGACCAAGAAGTTCCCGTCCCGCTCCGCCTACCGCACCTCTGATGATCTGGTCGACACGTTCGCGGGTTTCGTCCTCAACGTCGATGGCCGCCAGCATGAGGAGGCCGTGATCAGCGCGGCGAAGGACACCGGCCTGACACCAGAGCAGGTCGTGGAGAAGCTGCGTGAGGGTAAAAATTTCGCCCAGATTCGCAAGGAGGCCACCGATGTTTAGCAGCCAGTTCATCAAGGATGCCGCCGAACGCGCCACCAAGACCGCCGCGCAGGCCATCCTCGCGGTCTTCGTAGCCGGGGTGACCATCATGTCCGTCGACTGGGTCGACACCCTGGCCATCGGTGCGACCGCTGCTCTGGTCTCGGTGCTCACCTCGATCGCGTCCGCTGGTGTCCGGAACCCGGAGTCCGCGTCGTTGGTGGCACCACGCCCGGATTATGTGGGTGAGCACCGGGCCCCCGAACCGGGAGAGTAAGCCATGCCGATTGATCACCTCCCCGTGAGGTTACGGTCCCCAGCTGAAAGGGTCCGCAATGTGATGATGACGGATGCGGGGGTGATGCTCATTCTCGGTGTCACCATGATCATCCGTGGCATCTCGTATTGGTCGCTCGGTGCGCATGTTCTAGTTAACCCGCTGGACACCAGCCTGCCCAGTGCAATGACGAGCGGGTGGTGGATCAGCGTGGGTGTGGCCCTGGTGGTGGCATCAAAGTGGCAGGCCACCGCACCCGCCAGGGTGATCCTCATGCTCGGCATCGGCACCCTCGCCGCCTGGGGCAGCTTGTTTCTTTTCGCCCCGCCGGCGGCGTTCGCACAGCGAGGCATTGTCTATCTCGCGCTGGCCACCGTGATCGTGTGGTCAGTGTGGCGTGGTAGGCGCGGTGAGGTCAGGGTGAGGACGGAGGCAGTCTATGGACCCCCTGCAGGCCAGTGATGGGTGGTCGCTTGCTGGCGCCCTGGGGGCGCTTCTGATCACCAGTTACTTCGGGTATCTGGCTGTCAAGGTGAAATCCTCATCGGACAAAAAAGACGAGGACGTCAAACCTGTCCTGGAGAAAGTTGAACAAGCCGTCAATCTGCAACCGGCGGTGGATGCGTTGTCAGCGCGAGTGGTTGCATGTGAGGCTGAGCTCGCTGAATATCGACCAATCGCCAAGTTCAAATACCCGCTCGCGCTCAACACCATCGCAAGTTTCCGACAGGCTCACCCGTCCTCGACGGTGTTCATTCCTCACCAGATCCAAGAAGATCTCTAA